ATAATGTCTATTATAGGTGTTGTACTTGATATGGGTGAAGAAGCTTATAGAGATAAAGAACGTTTTACTGCACCTTGGTGTAAAGTAGGTGATTATGTAATGTTTCGTGCTAATACAGGTACGAGATTTAAAGTGGCTGGCGTGGAATATCGTTTAATGAATGATGATTCTATTGAAGCTGTAGTATCCGATCCTCGCGGTGTATCGAGAGCAATATAGGAGATAAGACATGGCAATGGAACAAGTAACTTTCGAGTTCCCTCACGAAAAAGAAGAAGTTATCGAAGTAGAAGCTTCCTCTGCAGAAGAAATGCAGAAGCCTGAGAAGAAGGCTAAAAAAGAAGAAATAAAGGTGGAGATTGAAAAGCCTAAAGAAAAGGAAGTAGAAATCGAAGTTGTTGATGATACTCCAAAGGCTGATAGAAACCGAAAAGCTTCTGCACCTCCCGATGAAGTAACAGATGAAGAACTTGAGCAATACTCTGAAAAAGTTCGTAAACGTATCCAGCACTTTAGTAAAGGCTACCATGATGAGCGTAGAAATAAAGAGAAAGCGGTACGCGAGAGCCAAGAGTTAGAACGTCTTTCAAAACAACTTATGGATGAAAATAATAAGTTAAAGGGTGATTTAACAAAAAACCAAGAAGCTCTACTTAACTCTGCAAAGCATAGTGTCGGGGCTGATATGGAAAAAGCTAAAAGAGCTTATAAGGAAGCCCATGAATCAGGCGACTCAGACGCTCTTTTAAAAGCCCAAGAAGCTCTAACTACCGCAAAGATAAAGAATGATAAGCTAGAGAACTTCAAAATACCTCCTTTACAGCAACCCAATTCTGCTGTACAAAGGAATGTAGAACCGACCTCTAATGTGCCACAGGCCGACGATAAAGCAATCAAATGGTCTAAACAGAATACTTGGTTTGGCACTGATGATGAGATGACAAGTCTCGCTATGGGGGTCCATGCAAAGCTTACCAAAGAAGGTATGGATTTGCAAAGCGACGAATACTACGAGGCTATTGATGCTCGTATGCGACAGGTATTCCCAGATAAGTTTGAGGATGCCAACCAACCAGAGGCCGATGGGTCAAAAAAGCAGTCTAATGTGGTTGCCCCCGCGACGCGGAGCACAGCACCTAAAAAAATTAGGTTAACGCAAACACAGGTACAGCTCGCTAAGAAACTCGGAGTGCCACTAGAACTATACGCCCAAAAGGTTGCAGAAGAAATGAGGAGATCATAATGGCTGAAAATCGAATTAACCGAGAAGCTACAACACGAGAAAAAGTAGTTCGCAAGAAAGCTTGGACTAGACCAGAGGTTTTACCCTCTCCTAACCCCGAGAAAGGATATGCGTTCAGATGGATTCGTGTTTCTACACAAGGTCAAATCGATCCAACCAATGTGTCTTCAAAATTACGAGAAGGTTGGGAGCCTGTAAAGGCAAGCGATCACCCAGAAATTACAATGGCAACTATTGAGAATGAAAAATTCAAAGATAATGTCGTAATTGGGGGATTAATGCTTTGTAAAGCTCCTCAAGAACTGGTTGAAGAACGGACTGAACATTTTAAGCAACAATCGGACAGCCAAATTCATTCAGTTGATAATAACCTTATGAGAGAAAATGACCCTAGAATGCCATTATTTCACGAGCGCAAGTCTAAGGTTACTTTCGGAACTGGCAATTAATTTTAGTTAATAGGAGACTAAATACATGGCTTGGCCTACAATAGATGCCCCTTACGGGCTAAAACCAGTCAATCTGACTGGTGGTACGCCTTTCGCTGGATCCACTCGACAATTCGCTATCGCTTCTGGTTACAATACAAACATTTTTAATGGTGACGTTGTAAAATTAGCGAACACGGGTTATCTCGAGCGGGACGCGATAACAACGGCTACCACCAATACGGTTGGCGTGTTTCTAGGCTGTACTTATACAGACCCTAGTACTTCCCAACTTACCTTCCAGCAATATTTTCCTGCTAATACAGCAGCTTCTGATATTAAAGCATACGTCTGTGACGATCCAAATGCTTTATTTAAAGTAGTTTCCTGTACAGCGGGCGGAACAACAGTAACTGCTGTTGGACAAACTGCATTAGGTAATAATATAAAGCTAGTGAATAATGCTGGCTCAACTGTAACTGGTAATTCTAAAGTTGCTATGGACTCAGCTGTCAATACAACCAATACATACCCAATGAAGATTATTGATGTTGTACAAGACACTAAGTTGGCAAATGGTAATTTTGTAGAATTTATTGTGAAGTGGAACTTCGGAATGCACCAGTACGATAAAGCGTTAGGAGTATAGAAAATGGCGATATCAAGAGCCCAACTTCTTAAAGAATTACTCCCTGGCTTGAATGCATTATTCGGTTTAGAATATGCTAAGTACGGTGAGGAACACGCAGAGATCTTCGAGTCTGAAAGCTCTGACCGTTCTTTTGAAGAAGAAACCAAACTAAGTGGCTTCTCAGCTGCACCTGTCAAAGACGAAGGTTCTGCCATCGAGTATGACAATGCACAAGAGGCATTCACTTCCCGCTATAACCACGAAACTATTGCTATGGGTTTCTCAATTACTGAAGAAGCGATTGAGGACAACTTGTATGACTCTCTGTCATCTCGTTATACCAAAGCTCTAGCCCGTGCTATGGCATACACAAAGCAAGTAAAAGCTGCTACAATTTTAAATAATGCTTTTGCTGCGGGTACTACCTACGGAGACGGTAAATCACTTTGTGCTACCGATCACCCACTAGTTTCAGGTGGTACTAACTCAAACGAGCCAACTGTTGCGGCTGATCTTAACGAAACTTCTTTAGAAGCTGCTGTTATTCAGATTGCAGGTTGGACTGATGAGCGTTCTCTACTGATTGCTGCTAGACCAAGGAAACTAATAATCCCACCAGCACTACAATTTGTTGCTACAAGATTGTTGGAAACCGAAGGTCGTGTAGGAACAGCCGATAACGACATCAATGCGCTACGTAACAATGGTTCAATACCTGAAGGATATGCCATCAACCATTATCTGACTGATACAGATGCTTGGTTCTGCATGACAGATGTACCTAATGGTCTGAAGCATTTCACGCGTACTCCAATGTCAACATCTATGGATGCTGATTTTGATACAGGTAACTCCAGATATAAAGCTAGAGAAAGATATTCCTTCGGTGTATCTGATCCGCTTGGTATTTATGGTTCCCCTGGAGCGTAAGAGTTCTACATTATGTTTAATTAGAGGGGGCGGTGAAAATCGCCCTTTCTTTTTTGTTTTTTATATCGTATATTAAATTATCCCTGACAACTGCATAGTGCAGTTGACTTCAAACGACAGAGGAGACGAAAAATGGGAACAACTACTTTTTCTGGCCCAATAAAGGCTGGTACTATTAAAGAGACCACTGGTACAACTCTTAATTCTGATATTAAGAATACAGGCCAAGTTGTCATGGTTCAATCATTTACAACAGGATCATTAGCAGCAGGTGCTTCTGCAGCAAACGTTACAGACGTTGTGATTCCAGCAAAATCTCAAATCATAGATATTGTTCTTGACGTGGTGGTTGCTGTTACAAATGCTGCAGCTGTGCTTAGTATTGGTGATACAGTAGGTGGAAACGCAACGCTTATGAACCAGTTTTCTTGTGCAACAGGTGCGGGAAACGTTGGGCGTAAGTACCCAACTTCAGAAGCGGGTGCTGCTCTAGCTTGGGCAGAAACGTCAAACACTTCTGATATCCGCCTTACTTGGACAACAACAGGTGCTACTCAAGCGGGTGAAATCCGATGCACTGTTCTGTATCAACAAGCAAGTAACCTCGTAGCATAAGGGGGTATACATGGCTAATTTTCCATCGACGGGTGACTCTGATATTCAGGCAGTCACAGTTACGGCAACGGGTACGGTCAAACAAGGTCGTACTCGTCTGAAGACATTAGCTTTAAAATCTGCAGGTAGCGGTAGTCCTCAAATTGTACTAAAAGATAGTTCAACAGGGGCTACTCTACTTGATATGTCTTTCAACCAGAGTGATGATTTTTATATGAATCTTCCTGGCTCGGGCATATTATTTAAGACTGAATGTCATGTCACATTAACAGCGGTAAGTTCTTTTACAGGATTTTTCGGTTAGGAGTAAAAATGGGTAATTTATCAGATTTAGCTAAAAGCTTATCTAAAAAATCTTTTAAGGATAGAAGGAAAAAAGCCTTTGAAGAACAAGCAGATATGGGGAAAGAGGGTAAAAAGAAAGCTAACAAAAAAGTTAGAAAGCTAAGGGAGAAATATGCCGCTGAACAAAAAGCTATAAAAGACGGTGGCTCTAGGGCGATGGCGGGTAGAACCTTTGGCGATACTGTCTATCCTGAAGGTGCATATACTAGTCAAACCATTAATACAGCTAGTACAGGTAGTCCTCCTGGTACAAGTCCAGCAACAAGAAAAATTGCAGGTATGGTCTCAGGTGAACAAACTCCTGTACGAGATTTTAAAGGTTGGCCTTCAGGTTCTAACTCAACTGACATGGTTCCTGAAGGTATGAAAAAAGGTGGTAAAGTTCGCGGAGTAGGAAAAGCTATAAAAGGTGTACGTCCTGTTAAAATGAGGTAACATAATGGCTACATCAGGTACTACTGCCTTTAATATGGATTTTACAGAGATTGCGGAAGAGGCATGGGAACGTGCTGGCCGTGAGATGCGTTCTGGATATGATTTAAGAACTGCTCGTAGATCTATGAATTTGATGACTATTGAGTGGCAGAATCGTGGACTCAACCTATGGACTATAGATCAAAAGACTAAAGCATTAACAACAGGCACTTCCCAATATGTCCTAGATGCAGATACTATTGACCTGTTAGATCAGTCCATACGTACTAATGCTGGCAATGCTACCACTCAATCTGATCTTACTATAAGTCGTATAGGTGTAAGTACTTACTCTTCTATCCCTAACAAGTTAACACAAGGTAGACCTATCCAAGTTTGGATAGAACGGCTTAGAGATGCACCACGTATTAATATATGGCCTGTTCCTGATTCTAATGATTATACTTTCGTATATTGGCGTATGCGAAGAATAGAAGATGCAGGTAGTGGTGTAGAAACGGCAGATATGAACTTTAGGTTTTTACCATGTCTT